ACGGTGGTAAGTTCCAACAGGTTGCTCTTCAGAACAAGGCAGGTAACTTTGTGAAAGCAAACAGTGAAACCTCTGCTGCTGGACTTGCACAAATTGTTCTGGACGATAAACTTCGTGGGGCAGATCCAAACCCTGCAGGTGCGAATGCTTACCCAATCGTATCTCTGACTTGGATCCTTGCCTATCCTGAATCCAAAACTGGAGTAAAGGAAACTCTTCGTTATATGTTGAGTGAAAAAGCACAATCGGTTTCAGATTCTTTGGGATATGTACCTCTCCCAGAGTCTCTTCGACAGAAATCTCTTGCTGCTGTTGACTCTATTAAGTGATATAAGTATAAACCACTACACAGGACCTCTTGACAGGGGTCCTTTTTTACTATATAATATGTAAAGATTTACAACATTAAGTAAATGACTGTAACAACCAACGAATTTGGACAGAATAATCTGTTTGCTAAGGAACCCCAAATGGTTGTAGAAGAGTACAATCGTAAAGGACTTGAGTCTCCTCAGCAATATATTGAGACCTATAATGGTCGTTGGGCAATGATGGGAATCGTTTCTGGTTTCATCTCCTATGCCATCACTGGCAAATTCTTCTTCGGCATCTTCTGATGACTGAAGCAATTTTCACCGTAACTTCGGTTGCGTTTTTCGTCCTTCTGAGTTACTCTGTACAACAACTTTCTGAAACTTACTGATGCCTGACTTGATTGAACTTCTGACTTATTATGTTATTGGTGGTGCCCTTTTGATTGGAGCACCTGCAGTATTCTTCCTTATTGCATTTATGCCAGCCCTTCAAAATACCAAGGGTCGTATGGTAGGATACAAAGACCATAAGACCTATGGTGATAGTTCTATCTACGAAAACACCCCTGGAGATAACACTAAATTCTTTCTTGAACTCTCATGAACAAGTTCTACCTCTTTTCTAAAAAGTCCTGTGGACCTTGTGCTCTTGTAGATAAATACATGAACTCTATCAAGGACGAACGCACTTCTCTTTTGGAGAAAGTAGACCTTGAAGACTTCAGTGATACTCCCATCCCTCAAGAAAATCTAGATCTGGCTAAGAAGTATGGTGTAACTGCTACACCAGTTCTTATCATCGCATCACCTAACGGTACGTTGCTTGAGGAAAAAGTTGGGGGTATGCAGATTACCCAGAACATCAGAAAGTTATTTGATCAATATGCCTAACCCAGATGCACTTTGGCAGGATATCCAGAAACTTGACGACATGTACGAAGAGTTGATGTGGCATCCTGACGACGAACTACAATTCACTCATGACGGTGAAAAGATTATCATTACAAACAAAACACTAGAGGATCAAAAAAATGTTTAATGAAAAAGCAGAAAAACTGAATGGTCGTGCAGCGATGGTTGGATTCATCGCAGCAGTAGGTTCTTACCTTGCAACTGGTCAAGTAATCCCAGGTGTATGGTGAACGACATGTTACTCATTGCAGCATCCATGGTAGGAGGGTTCATATTTGCTGCCCTATTGACCGATGGAAATGTTGATGATGACGACAACGGTCCAGGTGGTGGACTAATGCAACCTGCATATGTTCCTACCCCTTGACAAGCAAAACAGAATACACTATAATTCGGGGGTACTATGATACCCCTTTTTAATGTTCAAACGGATTGCTGCCTTTGTTTCTATAGCACTTCTCAGTTCTTCATGTGCTACCAGTGCCTTAGAGATTGAGACTGAAGTGAATGACATCGTGAGCATCCCTGTAGAACCTTATGTTCCTACTTGGAAGTGTATTGATTGTTCTCCTGCAGAACAGTATGTCCTTGAACAACTCCAAGATAAAACTAGAATCACAGATAAAAATGCCCTGGCAACGATACTGGGAAACATTAAACAGGAAAGCAAGTTCTATCCCAACATTTGCGAGGGAGGGGCTAGAGTTTCTTACTCTGATTGCCATCGGGGTGGGTACGGACTCATTCAGTGGACCACTGAGAACCGTTATCTGGGGTTAGGTAGGTTCTGCACAAAGTATAACTGTGACCCTAGCAGTCTGGAAGGACAGACTCGATATATGATTAACGAAATCCACTTCCAAAAAGTTCTTCCAGAATTTGAGGGCAATGGTAAAACCGTCCAGCAATACATGGTCCCTGCCTACTATTGGTTAGGATGGGGCATCAAGGGTAATCGGGAGATTTACTCTTATAACTACTCAAAGAAACTTGTTCTCGCATGATCACAACACTTACAGACACTCTCAAAGGCATTCTAGGACTTAATAAACAGATTTCTAAAGAAGAAATTGAATGTGCTATTGACGAACAAACGGTAGATTGTGTTGAGATGGATGAGGAACCTTATACAGGTATTCCAGCACCTGCAGTTCTTCAAGATGATCCTTGGTTTGGACCTGCTATTGTCTCTAACAAGGGACAAGACTATATGGAGAAAGAAGCAGAGATCAAGCAACAAGAAGAAGAGAATCGTCAGTATTGGACGAACGAACCTGAAGATATTCATCAGGTAATGTATGAGATGGCAACGCAGAATGCTGCCACTACTCTTCAACTTGATCCTATCGGTGGATCTGAGAACTTCCAAGGAGGTTCAGAGAATGTCCATCGATGATTGGCGATACAACGACCAGAAAATGAAGGTCAGAGAACAAGCACTTAAAGTTTTGCTCTCAAAGTTTGGTCACCAAATGGAAGGAGTAACTCCTAAATATTCCAGTCAATCAATCTACGAGTGTGCTCAAGATTGGGTGTCTCAGGGCAACATGCACACTGCAGGGATTGTAAAATACTACGAGGCATATTATGCAAAAAGTAATTAACCTGCTAGCAGTTCTATCATTTGTAGGAACTGCTGGTATCATTGGTGGGGGATATTATCTGTACACACAGAAAGATCCTATCATTGAGGGTATGAAAAAAAAGATTGTCACAGCAGCAACAGAAGCAATTGCCGATGCATTACCTGGCATGATGGATGCTGCCATGCCTGAACTTCCTGGTGCCACTGGTGGTGCTATTCCTTCTACTCCTGGATCTTCTCTCCCTTTCTGATATGAAAAAAATTATTATGAGTTTGCTGGCAGCAGCATCAATTGCTGCTCCAGTTCTTGCTGACCCAATCAAACAGGATGAATACTATAGTAATCATTCTATGGGGTGCATGTTACTTAGAGAGTGTACCGATGGAGTCAAACAAGTCACTAGTCTTTTGGATATTTCTAGTGAGTATCCCAATACTGATTCTTTTTATCCTGTTGCTAACGAGTTCAACTCTATGCTTGTCGCCCTTAACCAGGTCGGAGTTAACGTGTTTCTAGCAGATGAAAAATATTTCCCTGTTGGACATCGTGGTGTTTATCATACTGTAGGAAATAACTTCTTCCTTAATAAAACGTTCATGAAACGTCCTCATGTACTGATGAGTGTGATGCGTCATGAAGGGTGGCACGCTGCTCAGGATTGCATGGCAGGAACGATTAAAAACAATATGATTGCCATCATTCATAATGAGGAAGATGTTCCTAAGATGTGGGCAGAGATGGCACAGAGAGCATATGTTCTTATGCCTGCTGCTATTCCTTGGGAGAAAGAAGCAACCTGGGCAGGTAAGACCGAGGGTATGACGATGAAAGCACTCCAAGCATGTGCTGCTGGTGAGATGTGGAAAGTTTATGAACCTACACCTATGACCCGTGAATGGTTGGTTGAAAACGGATACCTATCTAAATAGAGTTGCCTTTGCTGGTGACTCATGCCCGAAGAAGTAAAGAAGGAAGAAGAAACCAAAGAAAAGAAAAAAAGTTTCTTTGGTAAGATCAAAGATGCCGCTGAGGATAATGAAGGACAATTGGAAGCAATCAGCACAATGGTTCGTCTTGGCATTCTTATATGGTCTGGTGGTATTCTTACCTTGGCGTACATCAAACTTCCTGCCGCTTTAGGAATTCCTGAGCAGAAACTGGATCCAACTTTTATCGCCAGCGTCTTTACCGGTGTTTTAGCGACGTTCGGCGTCCAGACAGCAAAGAAGTCTGGTGATGGCACCATGAAGATGCAGAATGGTGGTGCTGGTGGTGTTGGTGCAATCACTAAAGCAGACTTAGAGAGACTGATTGCTGCTGCAAAGGAAACTGCACCTGCTCAAGTAATTAGAGTTGAGCAAGCACCAATCAAAATCGTAACCGATTCAGAACAACCTCCATACAAGATGTAAAATGAAACCTTACCTCAAGTGGACTGCCATTAGTGTTGGTAGCATAGTAGCAATCGCACACATCGGTGTGTTGGGACATCTTATTAGAAGACAACCTGATAGGATTCAGGTTCCGACTATTAACATCCCACGCGGCACACCGTATTCTTCCTATAAGATAGAAGCAGGTAAGGACGGTTATACAATTGAATATAAAGCAAACGATCCTGCTATTCTTGAGTCTCAGAGATCACTAAGTCTTGACAAAGACAAGAAAGGATTGTTTGGTGGTGGAACTGAGAAAAGAAGAGAATGGAGACGTGATCAATACACTGCCGAAGGTGTGAGGAACATAGGAGGTGCCGCAGTAGACGGCGAGGGAAAGAGTGCAAAAGACATAGAGTGCATCGTGGCGGACGCTGGAGCACGGTCACAAGGTGCGATGGCAGGTAGTGCTGTTGCCTCTGGTGTTCTTGTTCCTGCAGTTATAAACATTCCATATGTTGGATGGTTGGCTGCTGGTTGGGCAGCACTGCTAGGAAATAATATTGGATCTTCAGCAGGATCTTTAGTAAACTCTGCGATTAGTGATTGCTGATGAATTTTGAATTGACGATGGAGGAGTTCACAATTATACAGAATGCTCTCCATTATTATAAGCATGTTGAGAAACGAGGACATTTCGCACAATATGATGTTGATCGTATAAATCAATTGAGAGACAAATTGTCTTATCAAATGATTCCTAGCATGAATAGTAAAGATGGAACTGTTTCTTCGCCCCCTCGCGGATGTAAATGACGTAACCTGGAGTATTGTTTGGTGTTTGCTGATACTTCTAGGTGGTGTGACATACTATATTGTCTATATACTTCGTATGGCTTTCAGTGAAATGAAAGATGAGCGACCTAACGAATAAGGATGCCGAGCAGGATTCCAAACTTGCTGTATTAGAAAGCAAGATTGAAAGTT